TAGTTGTGAATGCTAATTGTTGATCTAACATTTTTCCATCTAAAACTAAGATACCATAATCTGGATATGCTAATCCATAATAAACAGGTGTAGATGGATTGTGTACACCATTAACTAATGAACCAGACACAATATTATAAATTTTACCCGAATCGCCAATTGATGGTGAAGCTAAAGATGAATCATCGATTAACGTAATTACATTAGACCCAACTGTTACAGATCCAGTTGCATTAGTAGACCTAGATGTAATATTTGTTAATGGCAATTCAAAGTTACCAGCATCTAAACGTTCTTTTATACGGTTTCGTTTAAAATTAATAACATATATAGAATCTGTACTACCGGATCCGGCTGTGGTAAATCTAGAATTATTTGTATTTAATAATAATTGTTTATATTGCGAATATATTGCTTTTGATGGTGAATCATTTAATGTACCTAATGCACTAGATCCAGACCCATTAGCATGGCCATATGCAACAACGAATTGTACTGCAGATCCTTCTGCTGACGGGGCTAGTTGATATACATCTGTATAATATCGTCGTTGTGTTACTGTTTGATTAGACGAAGTAAAATATGTCAATAATCCAGCTACATTATCGCTCCATAAACCCGCAGTTACAGTTTCAGTTTGATTTGAAACTACATCATTTAACTGATCAAATTTAGTAAACACTCGCCCATTTCTAGCAATAAGCTGTACTTGTTGTTGCTCAGCAATAATTTCTTGTGCTAATTGTTGTGCTAATTCGCGCACTTGATTATTAATTGATGTATCTACGGTTGGACTAGTTACGCCAACTGCAGGTGTTTGAAGTAAAGAAACTCCAGGTGAAGCCGTGCGGTTAGATCTCTGACCATGTCTTGGTAAAGATTTTAACCGATCGATTGAATATTTATTTGTATTCATATTTAAACTATTATTGATTTGTAGTAACAGCTGTTACTCGTTTAACTGTTAATGTAATTGTTACACTGCCACCAGTTTCATTTCCTATTACAGTGATAGTCGCAGTTTTATCTGATTGGAATTGTGGTTTTGCAATTACACGGAATTCAAATCCAGATACTGCTACACTTTGAGCGTCTTCGTTATCGCCAATAAATCTAGGAGTAGTTGGTAGTACTGAATTTTGTAATGCACGGGTAATTTGTATATCTGCAACAGATGAATCAGATAAAATTGCAGTATAGCCTAGATTTGCATTCCCTCCTTGTAAATTGCTAGTATTAGGTGTAATTGCAGCTGAATCGCCTGGGGCTAACAATGTAATTGAAGTATTGCCGACAGTAACAACCGGTATATTAGTTGATTGCTTTGGTAATGTTATAAGTTTATATCTAAGCGCCTGTGTTTCATCTGGAATTGCTTCTGTAATTGGCATATTTTCAATTATTACACCATAAAAATCTGTACCTAATGGATGGTTTGAATTCCACAATGAATAATCAATTTCATCATCACCTAATGCAAATTGTGTAATATTAAATGCGTTGCCGCCTTTTGCTAATAATTCTCGTCCTTTTAACGTAAGAATTGCATCTACTGTTACGGAAGAGTTATCTAAGTATCCCATAATATTTTATCCTATTTAAATATAAATATGATTTCTTTTAAAAGTTTATGTTATTATAAAACTGCCTTGATCTCCGTTAGTTTGATATATCAATTGGTTTGGATTAGTAGTTCTCCATTCTACGACAGGTCCACCATCAATAGTGTCTAGTGAATTAACATTAAAATCTGGAGATGTCATTTTCGAACCATCATGTCTTGAATTCTTCACGCCTTGTGGTAAATAATCTTGAATTGCAGCAGGTTGAAGTTGTATATTATTTCCATAATATGAACTTCCATAAATTCCAAACCCATATAATGCTGGAAAAACTTGTTGTGATACAGAGTATATTTCACTTGTTATACTATTTAATACAACAGGTAAAATAGCATCTCGTTTCCAGAATGGCGAAGTTACATTAATATACTGAGTACCATCCCAATATAAATAATCATATGCATATACTGTACCATTATATTTTTTATCGATCGATGACGTTAAATATGCTTGTAATTGATCATCGTCTTGGGCTGTAATGCTAAGTATTTTTTTATTTATATTTGCATCAATACTCAAATATACACTATCGATATTCGGAGACGATTTTATTATGTTCGATTCATATGATACTACTTCATGCTGTATGCCTGGTAACCCAATATCCCTGCTTCTTTCTAAGATATTAGGTTGCACTAAAATTCCAGTTAATTTATTTGCACGAGCCGGTAATAATTGTTTTAACTGATTAAAAAATGATAAATCAAATAATGTAAATATTTTAATGTATTCATTAATATCATTTCGATTTGAATATTTTTTCCAATAAGATTGAGCTCGTTGAATTAAATCTGGATATGATTTTTCTCGGTTACCTGGATCTCCGATTAAATTATCTAATTCCAAAAATCCATACTGAGCAATAATATCTTCATCGATCATGGTTTGTGGTGAAAAATATACACCTAGTTTATTGCTATCTAATGGAGCTAAATCAAATTGACTACGTTCTGCCCGGACCCGGGCGTCTAACGGTCTTACCAATTGATTTTGTTCTAATCTGATTTTATTGTCATCATATGTACCGCCTCCAATTGAAATTGAATCATAGTAATAAATTTCATCAATTGAATCATATGGTATGTCAATGTCCCATCCAACAAACGAAGATGAAATAGCTGATTGTCTAGGTTGAATACCCAATAAACTACTAGTAGTAGTATGATTGATTTTTACTGATAATGGTTGTCTGTAAATTAATTCATCATATGCATCAGTATTACCATTATATGCTCCTGGGGCTTTTACGTGATTGTTAAACACATCATCTGTTAAACTAGAAGTCCAAATTCGCAATTCTTGTAATTGACCAATTAAACGATTTGTAGATCCACCGCCCAATGTAATTATACCAGTTGTAGCTAAACTAACGGCGTCTGATGCAGAAGCTTCTGCAACAATTTTCCCATATTTAGATCGTTTTACAATAACTTCGGTATTTGCATTAACATCGCGAACAAGCACAGATAACCAACCACCATCAAACATTTCTATCGGTGTAGACGAATTACCATTAATTTGGATTGTTCCTAACGTACCACTAACATAATCAATTGTTACGACGTTTGAGCCAATCGATATTAAATCCATAGTACTTGGTATAGTAGGGTTCGATATCACGTTATCTGTTCGGAAACGCACTTCTACAGCGCCAATTGACTGGCTGTAATGAGTTTCAACTAACCCACTCGTCGAATTAATTAAATCTAATGCATAATCAAAATTTTGTTTTTCATATATAGGAGCTTTATCTAATCTAGGGCCACCAAACTCTTTAATGGTGATCATGGATTGTGGAATTCCATAACAAGATAATAAAGCTAAAACACTGCGTTTAGTTCCTTTAGATTTAAGTAATAATGGTAAATTGTTAACAATTCTACGCCAAACAGCATATGTCATATTTTTACCAGATACTGCCGGATCTCCTACTGATAAAGAACCTGTAGTTGGAATTCCTTGATCATTTGTACCTAATACATATTCCCATAAGTCTTGATACTGATTACCAGACGATAAATTCCAACCAAATTGTTTTGCAACCGAATATAACAATTCATTAGGCATTCCTAATTTAGGATTTTCTTCACGTGAATGAATTTTTGACATATGATTTACATATGTGTAAATTATATCATAATGATGACCTAACATGTTAATAAATGCAAATAAATCAGAATTATCAGGATTAGATGTAATCCATTCTGGAATTGCATATATTAATGCGTGAATATTATATGTGTCATATTGCCGAGCATATTCAAATGCAGAATCATACCAATTATTAAATTCGATACTATTTACTGGAAATAGAGTATATGGTTTTGTTGTATTTTGTTTTGGTATTGGTTGGATATAACTGCCAGTTAAATTTGCAACTGTTGGGTTAATTACCGGTATATTATGAGTAGTTAATATAGATGATGATTCATAGTATAAATATTTTTCAAATGCATCAAATCCACTAATTAAAGCAGTACTCTGAGATAAATAGTCAGTAGCATTAGTTGTAGCTACACTGCCTGATATCTGAGATACTAACAAACTTTGAGATTGATAATATTCTAATAAAGTTAATTTAAACTTAAAATTAGATAATCGCTCAGTCGCAGAACTATAAAATATAAAATTATTAAAATCAGAAAAATTAATGTTTAAATCAATTCCAGTTAAGCTTACAGAAAAATATGAGTCTACAATTTGCTGTGAAGTTTGAACGGACGAGCCCAATAGTTCGTTCCACGTTTTAAAATTTGTTTCTGATGAAATACTAAATTCTGCATTCGCATCCCAGTTTGCCGGAGCCAATGCATTAAACGTTTTTATTGGAATTGTAGATGTAATATGTACGCGATCAATATATGTTGGTTTCTGCTCTTCGACAACCCAACATTTGAAATTAATTTCTAAATCTAATGGAAGCGGATCGCGTAATTTAACATATAAATAATCGCCAATTACTACGCTATTAACAAATAAAACACAGTTATTTCTACTAAAGTTTAGTAGATACGTTGAATAAAAATTAGAAGATGTATGATTTACATTGTTAATGTAATTTGTAATTTGCTGTAAAAATTCAGGATGTTTCGCATCTATAGCACGTAAACGTAATTCGGTACGATCGGGTGATATATCATCAATTCGTAAATGTTGATAATTATAATTTCCAATTAAATTTTTAAAAAAGTTAACAGCAATTTTAAAATTACCAGTCGTTAAATTTAAATTTGAAAATTCTTCTGTTAAATTAATACCAATTGGTTGTGATATAAAACTAATTTCAGCACTAGTTACAGAATCAATATATGTTGGAATTTTGTTAACAACTGTAACCGTATGATTTCCTGTAATCCATGTTTCATTAGAATATACATGTAATTCTACATTTGAATTTACGGTATCATTAAGTATAGTTTCATTTACCGTAACTGCATTGTAAGCATCTAAACTAGTATGTTGAGCTTCAATCATACGAATTCGTTCTGCTGAAATTGCAGTCTGACTACGTAATATTTCTTCTATATTTTTATATTGAGATATCATATTAACTTATCAATTGATTCCATATATCTACATTTTTCGAAGCATCTGTAATTACCCAATATGATTGCACTGCTTCAATTGTATGAAACTGTTGATCGTTATTTTGACCCGCCACGGCGCCTATAGAAAATGTATCACCAATTTCAATTTGACTGTTCTGTAATATAAAATCTACTTCTAAGGATTGAACCTCGTATTGACCAATTGAACCCGGGGTGTTTGTTTGTGAATTACTTGTGTTAAAAAATGGTCCTAAAAACTCTCGATTTAATAGCGTATTAGTACCTTCTTTATATATGTAAAAATATGATGTTCCAAATTCATTGGTATTAGAATCAAATCGATGCATTAATCGTATTCTAAATCTTAAATCTACGCCAGAATTTTTAATTTCTTTAGTTATATAATAACGATTAGCCTCGCGTTGAGGATTACCATCTTCAACAACATCCATTAATATACCAGAATTACTAGTTAATATTCGACGTCTTTCTGAAGGACGATATCTTGCATATACATTGTCAATCTGTGTATCGATATTTAAATCTACATTTAAATTAACGTCAGATACTGGTAATACTTCCTGAACTGGAAATTTATAATATTGAAATGATGTTTTTAGTATTCGCAACACCGACTCCGTTGTTACTTTAAAGGTAACTGGTTCAACGATTAATAAACTAGATTCATCTTGTGTATTAACTATAATATTTCCAGCAGAGTCTCGGGTATGTATATTCGGATTATTAGACACATATACTAATCCATTTTGTAAATATGGCGCGTATGAATCAGTTACACTTTTGTCTATAACTCGTCTTATCGTTCGTTGTGCCATTATCTGATAACTTTAAAGTATATTTGATCTGTTATATATGTTTCTTGTATTCCATTTTGTATTTTTAATTCTAAACGATAGTATCGATCTGGCATAAATCCTGAAAAATCGATATTAATGAAATTACTAATAGAATCACAACTTACTTTACTATAAATATCATTGTACGGAATAATTACTTCATCTGTAACAGCATCAACCACAGTAAAAAATGTGGTTGCTGGTAAATATTTTACCGTTTCAATTGGAAATAAATTTAATGGTGATTTTTTTGCAAATTTATCTCGACCATATATTCGTATTTTAACAATTTCATTTGTTTTATATGTAGGTTTAACTTGGGTATATACAACAAATGAATCTGCATCAATTGGCTGCAATGAACCAGTTGTAAATGTAAAATCATCCCAATATAATATTAATTTAGGAACATATATAGTATGTGTTTCTCTACTAAAAAATCTAATATATCCTTGTTTTGCACTGTTTTGTTCATCTACATCAGCAAATTGTAACAGAAAACCATAATTTGGTATATACGAACCGTCGCTACCACTTATCCAAACCGATATAGCATCTGTAACATTCATACTAATATCAGTAGTACGATATGAAAATGACTCTGAGCTAATTAATCCTAATTCAGATCCAGAAACATTTGTTTGAAATAAATAATTTCCACCCGCACCACCTGCAATACCTAATGTGCTACCAGATATTGATTGAGTTTCGCTACCAGATATCCATTGATTTGCAGAATCAACAAACAACCAAGAAGCTCCGTTAGTTGTTAATGAACTTAACTGGCCTGTACCATTCTCCCAAGATTGTGCTAATAATTTAGCAACAATTGTATAAGATGACGGTAAGTTTTTTGCGTGGGATGTATATAATTGTAACGAAGCTTCATATGAATTATCTGGTATATTATACTTTATTATCGCAGAATTAACTTCATCGATATCAAATTGAACAACACTTCTAGATTTAACAGTTGTCCCAGATGTACTTGAAATTCGTTTACCGATTTCTAAAATTTCATCTAATCCAGTATTACCAGATGGTGCACCTTCATATAAAGTTATATCTTGCTTAGCATAAAATATTTTAAACATGTATTATCTCTTTTATAAATTAACAACGCGGCCGCGAATGTCTGAATCTGGGAATTTAACTTCGAATATACTTGGGTCTAGTGATGGATATATAATACCATTTCTTGTTGCAGATTTTAAATCATAAACATTTCCAGAGTAACCAACTATATCATCAAATAAATTTAAAATATTTACTCCAATTACAGTTTGTACGCCTTTTACATTGCCTAATTCATTAATTATATTTGTTTTTATAATTGGTTGATTAATTTGCCATCTATCGATATTGAACATTTGTTTTAATGCGTTAATACATTTTAATAAAACTTCATTACTATTATAATTAGGCAATACTGAAATTTCAAAATCTATGCCTATATTAATTACAAATGCATCTTTTATATTCACAGCATCAGTTAACATTCTATGAAATCCTAGATATGTTTTTAAATTTTCTTTGATTGCCTGATTAACCGATATTAGTTGTTTATTAGAATTATATCCTAAAACATACAAATTTAATGCTAATGGATTTGGTACTCGAGATATAGAAAATTCTTGTTGAGATAACTGATCATCTGGTATGATATAGGCTTTTGAAATACTTCCATATTTTGCTGACATCGAATACGTACGAACAATATAATCTTCTTTAGTTACGGTACGGTTCTGAGTTGCAAAAAACGCCATTGCATTATTTTTAACTTCAGTTACTGATTCAGATTCTCGTCCTCCAGTTGCTGGCAGTGCATTGTTAACTGCTAAGCTATTTTTTACAAAGTTAACAATTGAAACTGAATTAGATGAATTGATGTTATCAAAATAATCTACTCGCAATATTTTAGTTAATGTGTTGGAGGTAATATTATCTGCTAACCCACCACCAACTGTATAAGTAACGGTGAGTGTGGTATTTGCTGGCGCTTGGCCATATGTACGTGTATATAAAAAATTTGATGGATCTATATCAATATTAACATCCCGCCTAATACTAATTAACCCATTTCCAACATTTGTTGGATTTGGAATTATTTCTTCATCATTATTATCAGACACACCAGCGCCAAACTGCAATTCCATTAAGTTGTCACTACGAAGTCTAGTAATAAATCGCTTCGATGTCTTACGTAGTTTTAATAAACTTGGAACATTTGCTCGATATTGAACTAAATCT